CCGTTGCGGGTACGTTATAATGTGCCTCAAATCAATGATGAATTTGCTGAGACTTGTGGTTTGTTGTGGCGGCATGCCCCGATTAATCTGCTGGGTGTGGCAGGAGATGAGGGAGGGGGGGTTTCACCCCCCCTTTTGTTTTTTTTGCCAGAACCCCGAAAGAAAAAAAAGAGAAGGAAGAAATAGACCTTCAGAAGAAAAAGGCGGCGCTGGATAGAGCGAAAAACCAGAAAACCATCCGCATTTATCGCGAGGGCGTGGGCTTTGTGTGGCAGAGCGACCAGAACGCCATAGACGATGCCCAGCAGGATTACAATGACGCTTTAACGGACAAGCAAATCAGTGACCTTGAAACGGAAAAAGGAAAGCTGGAAGACGCCCTTCAAAGCGAAAAGGATAAGCTGCAGGAATCTATAGATTCTTACGAAGAGTATAAAAACAGGTGGCAGGAAATAACCGACCTGTACGAGCAGGCACAGAACCAGCAGATATTAAACATGCTGTTTGGCAAAGAATTTGAGCAGGATATTTTAAACCAGAAGGAAGAAGCCTATATCATTTTCCGAGACAAATACCTTGCCATTCAGGAAGAGCTTACCAATGTAGAAAAGGAAATTGAGGCAAACAATAAACGTATTGAAGAGCTTGAAAGGATAAAGGAAGCCTGGACTTCTACAGTGGATGCGTACCAGGAGCAGCAGGACAGGCTGAATGCCGCACAGGTGCTTGGCGCAAACTGGGAAGCGGAAATTCTTTCTGGCCGCATGGACAAATTGAACAGCTTCAGGGACAGCTACATTTCCGTGATGGATCAGATAGCCCGTAAGGCTGAAGAGATAGAGGCGCTTGAGCGTCGCATTGCTGCTGCAGTTTCTTCCATCAACAGCATGAGCGGCTCTGTTGGTGGCGGTTCTGTAGGAAGCGGCGGTGGAGGTGGCGGTGGTGGCGGTGGAAGCGCCACAAGACGCCGCTATGTTATTAAAGATTACAGCGGGAACCGCCTTGGTACATTTTCTGACATCAATGCCGCCAATAATTATGCGAATGTTCTGCGCGGGAAGGGTCAAAGCGTTTATGTTACGGCGGAGACGTATGCCAAAGGCGTACTTTCTGCCCCAGCGGGCCCCGCTGTTGTGGATGATGGCGCGGGCAAGGAGCTTGTGATACGGCCGGCACGCGGGAGAAGCGTAATGTTTGAAAGAGGAACGGGTGTGATACCTGCAGACATTACGAAAAACCTGTGGAGTATGGGGCAGAACCCGCAGAGGTTTGTTCAGGAGGCGCTGGCAGGAATTGTAGCGCCGGGGCTTGCCTCCCCTGTTCGTCCTGCTGCAAGCGAGGAATTTCGGTTCACATTTGGCGACATACGGATGTATGGCGTGAACGACACGGGCGCATTTGCGGATGCGCTGGTGAAGGAGCTGCCGGCCATTATGATTCAAAAGCTGAGAAAGAACTAAAGAGAAAAGCCGCCCTGCCGGATGACGGGGCGGCTGCTTTTAGAACTTTATGAGGACTGCGAAAGGTGCTATAATAAAGGCAAGGTAAAAACGAAGTTTGTCCGATGGGAAAGGCATTTTCTTTCCTGTTTTCTCTTTGCGCCCGCATTGACAAGCTGGATGGCTTAAAGTATAATATAAGCAGTGAGAGCCAACCAGACGGTTACTCCCCGAATGTTTTGGTTAAGAAATAACCGCCAACTTTGGAGAGAGAGGGCGGTTATTTCTTTTTATTTTTTCTGCTCTTCGAAGATTCGAAGTTCAGCAACGCGATAATCAGCTTAGCTACGCCAACGATGACCAGCGCAAACTGGAACATGTCAGAATAAGTAACGTACATCGCATCACCTCCCCTCTGCTTGCAAGCAAGCCTTGGAAGAGGATATATAAAAAGAAAATTTTACACTTCCTCCCCGGTGGATATATGGGAAGGAAAGTAACCGCCTGAGCCGTCTATGAATGAGAAAAGTTCAACGGTGCCTCTCATTGCATATTTTTATTATAGGCAAGCACCCGCGATTTTGTCAATAAAAGGGCGTATTTGTCTTAAAAAGGCACAGGAATGTCAATACAAATGCGAAAAAGTCAAAAGAATTCTATTGATTTTCCAGCAAAACATGAATAAAAAAAAAATAGACGAGGAGCCATAATAGACGGTGCCTCGGTGGATACGAATAGGGGCTTAACGCCCGGAACTCATAAACCGCCTAGTGTAAGTAGGCGGTTTATTTCTTTATTTCGCGAATAATCGATAAGAGAATCGTTAAGCAAATAACATTCATTATAAGCTCAGTCATCTGCAACACCTACCTTGTGGATGGTCTACCCGCAAAGATAAGTATCAAGAAATACACGGCCCTCCTCTCCTACTTATGCATTGAGGATGGTGAGGGCACCGCCTATATAATGTCCTATATAACGCCTATAAAACGGGACAAAAATTCAACGTGGTTCTCCGTCTTTTTTATTGTATATTGCAGTGTTTTGCATGTCAAGTTCAAAAAATGCTGTATTCTCCCCTTCGCATTTTCGGCGGAGGGGATTTTTTATATCTGGAGGTGTTGTATTGGAGCGAAAGAGTTCGAACAACAAGGCCCTTCAGCAATTGGCCGAACAAATAAATCGTGCGATAGACTACAAGCTTGAGAAAGCAAGGTTTGACAAATCTTACATTGCGCAAGTGGTTTCAAAAGAAGAAAACCATCGATACATTGTAGCCTTTAACGGACAGCGTGTGAACGCAAAGGGCTACCCCTCTGCGGACTTTAACCTGGGAGATTTTGTGACGATAACCATACCGCAGAACAACATCAGCAACACCTTTATTATCCCAAAAACAGGCTCTTACCTTGATCCTTCGGACAGTCAGCGCGGACATATTCACAGTAACAAGACTGTGCTGGACAGGATTACCAATAAAATGGTGGACGATATGAACGCCTTGCGTGCCCTTGCCTTTAAGGACAAGGTGGCACAAAGCGATTTGGACGAATTGCTTGCGCAGGCCATAGCTTCTATTGGAAACAAGGTTTCGCTAAACGATATGGAGGCTGCTCTGCGTAAAAAAGTGGATGTTGAAGCTGGGAAAGGCCTTTCGACAAATGACTTTACAGATGATTATAAAAACAAGATAGACAGTATGGCTGACCCGGTGCAGGCAGATTGGGCACAGGAAGATGAAGAAGACCCTTCTTACATCAAAAATAAACCGGCCATTCCGGTGTATGTGGATGATTTAGTAGATGGGCAGACTGTTTTACGAAACAGTAAAGTATATGTTCTGCGCGGCGGAAGCGCCGCAAGCTATTTGAACTGATGGGAGGGATGCGTATGGCCTTGAGCATGACGCCCCTGAACGAAGGCAGTTATTTTATTGCTATAAGCCCTCATTGTGAATACTTTTACTCGGCTGATGTTTATGATGTGGTTGGGTATCTTCCAAACAACGTGATGTACTTTCCTTCTGAAATATCTGCCGAGCCTTATAACGGGTACACTTGGCTGAAATTTCAAATAGATGGAACAGAATATTATGCGGCCTATGAGAAGAACAGAATAAAACTGGTTACAAACACATGGGTTAAATACCGCAGCGAAGGGATAGATGTATCAAAATATCAGGGTAACGTGGACTGGAACCAGGTGAAAAACGCAGGGTATGAGTTTGCTTTAATTCGGGTGGTATCTACCAGTTCTTCTATTTATGTTGACCCTTATTTTGAGCAGAATGTGGTAAATGCAAAGGCTGCCGGCATGAAAGTGGGCGCTTATATTTATACCTACGCCAAGGATGAAGCCACGCTGGATGCTGAGATAGAAAAAGCATACACTGTTTTGACCAAATACAAATATGAGTACCCTATTTATTTGGATTTTGAGGATCCATATATTCAAAGCAACGGAAAGGCGCGGAACACAGAGCTTTGCCGGCACGGGTTTGAAAAACTATTAAGTGGGGGATTTTACCCAGGGCTTTATACCGGGCACTATTGGTCTTACACCTATATTGACGCAGCAGCTTTATCGGATTATCCGCTATGGCTTGCGCACTATACGTCACAAACAACCAGCCAATTGAATTATGGAATATGGCAGTATGGCGGAGCAACAGTGCCGGGCGTAACCAGCGGGGCATGCGACGTAAACCATGGATATATAGACCTTGAACCCTACATTACATGGAATGGCTATAATGGACTTGCAAAAGAAAGTGTTATAACGCCTGTGACAGGTGTTGCACTTTCCCCTTCTTCCCTTTCTTTAAGGACGGGTGAGACGGGGATTATTTCTGCTGTTATATCTCCTGAAAATGCATCTGACAAAACACTGAGCTGGAGTGTGGAGCCGGAAGGTATTGCCACAGTAGAGAACGGAACCGTGCGAGCCATGATGGCGGGGCAGGCAGAGATAACAGCTACTTCCACAAACGGAATAAGCGGGAGCTGCGCTGTTACAGTAGAAGATTTGCCGTCTTCTGTTCCAGAACAGGAAGAATTGGATGTTCGTATTTGCCCACGACTTGACTCGGAGACACAATGGATGAAATACGACCCTGTTCCCCTTTTAAATGAGATGTGTGTTGTGGATGGAGTGGGTGTGAAATATGGTGATGGAATACACCGGTTTTCTGAGTTGAAATATCAGAGCACAGACACTACGAAAATTACGAATGAAGAAATAGACTCTGTGTTGGAAGATGTTTTTGGAAATGAGGCGCAAGGAGGCGGTGAAGGAACATGAAACCTGTATTGGTGAAGCCTAACCTGTGCGACGCCACGAAAGATATAACTTTTACATTTACAGTGAAGACGATAATATCGGCAGCTGAAATTGTTGTGTATACCAATGACACAGCTTTTACCAAAGTGTATGAGTCCAAAGTGGAAACAACTGGAACGTCTGTTATGATACCGGCTGGGGCAGGACTTGAAAACGGGAAATATTATGTGGCACAACTTTATGTTTATGACGTAAGCGGGCAGAAAAGTGAACCCTCTGGGTATGTAGATTTTGAGTGCTATTCTACACCGAAGCTTTCGGCAAACATTACAAGCGGGCAGACAATAAAGAATTCTTCGTATGTTGTGCAGCTTACCTATTCGCAAGAACAGGGAGACCCACTTTCTGTATATACAGGCATTGTTACAGACATGAACGGGAAAACCATATTTGACACTGGAAGATTATATGCGTACAACTCCATGAACTTTATGATATATGGTCTTGAGAATGAGCATGAATATGAGTTGCGTATAACCGGAGAAACCGTATCTGGCATACCTGTGGAAATAACGCCTGTTACGTTTCTCGTGCAGTATGGAAAAGCTGTTGTGTACAACCTGCTTGATGTGAGCCATGATGCTTGCTCTGGCATTACGTATATAGATTCTAAAATTGATGTTGTTACAGGCGAGACTGGTGATAAAAAACCCATATTCATTGATGGTGAAAAGGTTGACCTGACAGAAGATGGCACCTATGTGAAATTCCCATCTGGATTTCGACTGGAAGATGACTTTACCATAAAAATACTGGGACAGAACTTTAATGAGGGCAAGAGCATTTTGGAGATGGTTTCTGCCTCTGGGCAACGGCATGTATTGCGCTATATGAAAGGGAATTTTGAGCAGTTTGGAAACCAGCCGCGTGTGTATATAGAATATGTGGTATTTACTGACATAGAGACTGTGACATTGAGCAATTACCTGCCTGTGCCGCAGGAAGGCCAAAAGCTGCACATGTGGATAAGAAGGAAAGGCGGCTTTTACACAGTGAAGCTTGCGGAGGTGGAATGATGTTTTTGATTGGAACAGACTTCTTTGCTTCGCCGGGCGCTTTATTTTGTATTCCAAACAGGCCGGAAGAACTTACGGAAGTAACAATATCGAATGGCATTTTTGATAGACTTCGTGGCGACAATGAGGCCGATTCCGACTACACAACGGAGTTTACTGATGATTGGAATGAGGATACCGCATTTGATGCTAAGTTTGAAGGAGACTTGAATGCCGGGAATACAGATTATACGGTGGCCACGGTTGACAAGATACGCATTAAGCGGCGTGACCCTGGCGGTAACTGGATAACGCTTTTCCAAATTGAGATTAACGAGCTGGAAGACTTTTATTTTCATGTTCAGGATATTTGGGCAGCGAGTGGTGCCGAAGTGGAATATGCCGTGATTCCAGTGACTGGGCTAAACGAGGGAAAATTTAACACCGTAAAGTATTGCGCCAACTTTGAGGGGTTGCATATTTCAGATGAGCGGCGTGTGGAAGGCACAATATACAATGTAACCATCAGCGACAAGGCGAAGAATGCCAAAACTTCTTTGGTGGGCACACTGGCTGGAAGATATCCGTTTGTAATAGAAAATGGAGAAAATAACTACTACACGATACCTATAGAAGCTTTCTTTTATGACCCAGACAAGACATTGCATGAAAATGTATTGTACCGGAAGGATATAGCAGAGTGGCTTCATAACGGAAAGCCAAAGGTATTTCGGACCAATGATGGGAATATGTGGCTGGCGCGAGTTACTTCCCCACCGGTTATTTCCCAGCAAAAACCACAGGACATTGAACTGATGACCTGGGAGATTACTGAAATAGGCAATGCATCTTCGCAACAAGACCTTGTAAAGAACGGGATATTTCAGGATTGGGGGGTGTAACACATGGCTACTTATGCCCCCATGAAGGAAGATTACGATTTACTTTTGATTCCAAATAAACAGATAAATTGCAGGATAGAACTTTTGGATAAGCAACTTCGTGTAATAGACGATTTGAGCGGAGAAGCAAGCAGCTGTTCGTATTCTATTGATGCAGAATCTTCTGTGAGACGAACGATGTCAATATCTTTGGTGGTAACAGATTCTACTTTTGATATTGGAGATGAAGCCAGAACATGGTTTGATAAGTTTCTGCGTGTTTATGTAGGATATGCGCGGCCAATGGGAGACCCGGCATGGTATTTGATGGGTACTTATGCTCTTTCTGACGGGCAATATGATTGGGACAGTGTAACTTCCATGCTTACGCTTTCTTGTATTGATTTGTGCGGATGGCTGGACGGCACAAGGAATGGATATGTGCGTGGGCTTGTAACAAAGATTGAAGAAGGCGCCAGTATACGAGGCTCGCTAATAAAGCTTATTACTCAAGAGGCAGGGTTATCCAAGTATCGTATTGATACGTGGCAACGCGCCTCTGCTTCGGCTGATGGGGCAAATATTGCGGAGTTTGATGTAATTCCATATGATATGGAGTTTGGGATAGAAACCTCTGTGTGGGCTAAAATTACGCAGATTATGGAGCTGTATCCTGGTTGGGAAGCCTTTTTTGATACGGATGGGACTTTTGTGTTTCAAGAAATTCCGACGCTGGAAAGCGATGACTGTGTGCTGGATGATGAGCACATGCACCCCCTGATAATTGGCGAACCCACTTTAATACCATACACTGAAATATATAACGTAGCCGACTTATATGGCGCGTGTATTGACGCCGATACAGGACTTTCCTCTGGAACTGTGGATGGGAATGTTATGACATTCATGCCAGATGACAAAGAAATTGCCAAAGTGTTTGACCCAACTGATATTGCTCTGAACATGAAAATACAAGTAAAGCCGCCTGCTGATTCTGTAGCAGAGCAGATAGTCGCTTTCATGGTAGAGACTGAAGAGGGCGAGCAAAAGAAAAGTGCAGAAATGCCGGTGCTATATGAGGATGGAAGCCCAATAGAGGCGGGTGTCATGAGAAAAGACAAATTGTATGTATTGAAGTATCGATACGACCGCAGCGAAGAGGGCGCAAAATCTAACGAAAGGCTTCTTTTCCTTGGAGAGCCTCAAGTGCATGCAGTGTGCAAGGAAATTGCCTTTATGATGACAGATGAACAGAAAGCTTATGACAAAGACGAATATGAAGCTTGCGAAACAATAACCTATCGATACAACCCGGACAGCCCCTATGCAATACAGGAAATGTGGAGTGAAGAAAACAAAAACGATATTCGTCAACCGCTTTCTGGTGGCGAATTTGAAAACATTTATTCAAGTGAGCTTGCGCAACAGCGCGCCGAATATGAAGTTTGGAAAAGCACTCGATTGCAGGAGCAGACGGAGTTTACGATGATTACTGTACCGTTTCTTGACGTGAATCAGAAAATAGAATTTACCAGTCTGCGTACTGGGGTGAAGAAGCAGTACATAACCAAAAGCATCAGTGGGGATTTGATGAGTGGAATAATGAGTGTGAACGCTATTAAATTTTACCCTCTGTATCCCTTTATCATTGTATGAGGTGGTGGTTCCAATGAGTGAAAAATACCCTGATTTATCTGGGACAAACTTCCCGGGTGCGATTGATACGTTTGCTAAGAAAACTGACCCATCTTCTGAAACTGTTTTGTGGGTACAAGAATGTTACGCTAAAATGGCAGCCGGAGATATGCAGGGTGCATATGACATTATAGCAGAGCACCCTGAATTGAAAGATTCCCAACTCTCAGCGCTTGACTACAATAAGCTTCGCGATGCAGTGATTGCTATGCAACGATGGTATCAGGAGCAGTATCAGGAATATCTTGCCAACAATACAAAGCAGATTATCTTCTCCCCTACGCAGCCGGAAAACCAATTGCTGGGAGATGTGTAGGCCAAGGAACTGACTGACGAAGATGGAGGAGGTACAGTATATGAGCTGTACCGATGCACTGGTTCTGGCGTATATACCAGACTCCACACGTCTATTGACTGCGGCACATATTAAGCATCCATTTTTTCGTCCTTCTTATTCGGAGGGCGCTTTTTATTGCCCGAAAGGGCGGAAAGGAAGTAATCTTATGATTTTCAAAGGAAGAAATCAGGTTCCGTTTGGTTATTCCCGTTGGGGCTATACACGCGGTGGCGGCAAAACTTGGCATGGCGGCATTGACATTGTGGGCATGGATGATACCACTGTGCGTATGCCGGCTTATAAGGGCAAGAGCATTTCCGGTAAGGTGGTGACTGCAACCATTATTACCAATCATTCCAACCTGACATGGGAATGGGGATGGTATGTATGCGTACAGTTGGATGCAAACCAGACGCCGGACGCGGTGAACTATCTGTATTTCTGCCACAACAAAAAGCTGCTTGTAAAAGTTGGGCAGAAGGTTAAGACGGGCGACGCACTTGCAATTATGGGCAACACCGGAAATGCGGCTTCCGCAAACCCGCCTATTGAGCATGTGCATTTTGAAGTGCGTGCCACGCGCTCTGGCCGTGGCCTGGATCCTACCGCTTATGCGGAAATCTCTAATGCTGTGGGCATTTATGGGGAGGCCTTGAACCCGGTAAAACCGTTTTCGGGCAACCCTTGTGTTGTGAAAATTTTCTCTGACAAAGGTGCCCTGAGCTCTGGAGACATTTTCTTGCTGAAGAAATATTGCAAAGAAGAACTTCTGCTGGGTGACGACCTGATTAAAGAGCGTGATGGTGCATTGCTGGTTGGCCCTGTAAGCTCTGGTGATCAGGTGCAGCTTCAGGGGAAGGCCAATACACTTAAACTGAAATGCGTGGCGGCAGACCCTGAACCGCTGAAAGTAGAAGTTGTTACAGACTCTTTGCGTGTACGTACTGGACCTGGCACGGACCCGTATAAACAGGTAGATAGTGTAAAACGTGGTGAAGTGTTTACTGTTTTGCAGAAGTATGATGGCTGGTATTTCATTGACAATGATGAATCTGGTATTGATGGCTGGGTAAGTGGTGAATACGTCCGGGAGGTGTAATGCTTTATGGCTGAGACGCCGAAATGTATTTTGGACCCTGCACGCGACTGCATTGGACTTGCCAAAGCCGAAATGGTTGAAAAGCAATTTGATGAATATAAACAAAATTCCAGAAAGACGCATGAAGAACTGTTTAAGCGCGTGGGCCTAATGGAACAGGTTAATTCGCGCCGGGAAGAACAGTATAACAACATTCTGAAAAAGCTGGATGAAATGAGCCGTGAGCTTGCAAAAGCGCTGAATACAATAACCGAATTAAAAGACCGGCCAGCAAAGCGTTGGGATTCTGTGATAGATAAAATCATCTTGCTGGTGCTTACCGGGTGTGTAGGTCTTGTGATGTTAAAGCTTGGTATTCCCATGTGAGAAAAAGGAGGATGAACACATATGAAAATCAACTGGCTTGTACGAATTAAAAATAAGGTGTTTTGGGTTACGCTGATTCCTATGGCATTTCTGCTGGTACAACAGATATGCGCCATGTTTGGACTGAACCTGGATCTTAGTGCGATTCAAGAGCAAGTGCTTGGCATTGTGGGTACAGTGTTTGGCATACTTGCTTTGCTTGGCGTGGTAAATGACCCGACAACAAAGGGTGCGAGTGACAGCGAGCGCGCACTTTCCAAAGCAAAACCTGATTAAACAGATTGAGGGCAGAGTGGAGTAATTCCACCCTGCCCTTATTTTTTACGAATACCTGATGCAAACAGTCTAGAATTAAATTCCGTGGCGGGAAGCGGCAAAAAGAAGTGCTCTTTATCCCTTCTTTTTTCCCATTTTTGTGTGAAACGATAAAATATTTGTTTTGCAATAAAATTCATGTGCGTTTATTGGCTATAATGAGGGCATGCGCCAATCCAGTCTCCGTTTAGTCTAAGCTTTGGTCTAAGCTGGTCTAAGCATTTTGCCCTTTTTCCTGTCTTTTTTCGTCTTTTTTCGTCCTCTTTTGGCCGAAAACAAAAACGAAAAAACCGCATAACCAAGCCATTTCTGGCCCAATTACGCGGTTTTTTCAATGGTCCGAGTGGCGAGAGTCGAACTCTGAAAAAACCTTGTATTTAAGCCATTTTTTAAGTTGGTCTAAGCTTCGGTCTAAGCACTTTTTGTGCCTGTATTCGCACGAATACACTTTATTGCGAAACAAATATTTTATCTCATTTTTTTCGCATTTAAAAAGGTTTTTAATTATTCACTTTTGTGTATGATTATACTATATATGTAGGCAGGCGATAAAGCCTGCTTTTGTTTTTTTCTTGAAGCATTGGCTTTTATGCTAAGTATTGGTTGAGCTGCTTTGTTGCTTCAGTCAGCATGGACTTTTTCAAGTGCATATACACTTCATGCACCATTTTAGCATTTGAATGTCCAATAATTTGTATCGCAACTTCTTCTTTTACCCCTGCTTCGCACAGCATACAGACATACTCATGTCTAAATTGATGTGCGCTTACGGTCGCTATCCATTCTGTTGTGTGGATGGTTGTTTGTTTTCCATTCCGTATGACATTTTTTGTTCTAGCTACAGGCCTTGCAAACCCTTTTTCCTTCCACCAAGCAGACCACATTCTTTTATAGGCGCATGCCGTAACTGGTGTTTTTCCAAGGCCTACGATAAAGGTTTCCTTTGGAAGGTTGCGGTATTTTGAGAGAGCATCTTTGAGCATCTTTAAAAGAGGTATCTGTCTGACGCCGGCACCAGTTTTTGTTGTTGTGAATTGCGGACGATTGTTAGGCCATTCAACTGCACGCTCTATTGTAATAATATTGTTTTCCCAATCGATATTTTTCAGCTGAATTGCACAGCACTCTCCCCTTCTGGCGCCAGTGCACATATAAATAATTGGAACAAGATCTTCCCGAGAAGGAGTGCCATTTGCGGCATTTTTTACTGCTTGGATTTGAGCTGCGTTTGGAGGAATTCTTCTTGTTTGTTTCAGGCCCCTTGGAATAGTTGTCATAGAAGCCGGATTATAGTCCCCGTGCCAGATTGGGTCATCTATATAAAACTGATAAATGGAGTTGATTACGGACTTTTGATTTGAGACCGTTGTTTTTGCCATCCCCAAATTTTTAAGAAAATCCTTTATTTGCCAGGGTTCTATTTCTTTCATATGGCTTTCCCCAAAACGTGCTCTTGCCCTTTGAATTGCCGGGAGATAAGATTTCTGTGTTCCGTTTTTCATAGACCGCACATATTCTTCGTATTTGTCAGCCACATCATTGAACAAAGGGCCTTTGATGTTTTGGTCTATGGCTAAAGATTCATCGTCCTCTTCATTTTCTGACACAGACAATGCAACCGCATATTTTTCCCACACCTCTTCTGGATGCTTGCTGGAAAAACTTCTTTGCCTTTTGTTGATTGAGCGCACCAGTTCAAATGTCCCATTACTTTTCTTTCTGAGTCCCTTTTGCGGATTCAATGGGTCTGGGCATAGACCTTTGGCAAGTGCGCTCATTTTTTTATTTTTCACCACTTCACCTCTTTAACGTCACGAAAAGATTCTTGCCAGTTGTTCTGTCGTAATATCTTTGCTTAACCCCCTTCTTTGGATTTTCTTTGCAGAGCACCCCATAATGCTGGCGGCTTCTTTTTGGTTGTATAATATTTTTGTGGGATAAAGCTCATCAGCTTTTTTTCGGATACGTTCAAGCGTATCTTTGTATAACTCTTTTTCTCTTGACATAATTTTCCCTTCTAACCTATACATACCCCGTAAGGCACAGGGCCTTACGGGGACATATATAATCATTTTCCGGTGCTGCCAAAGCCTGCGCCGGCACGTGCCGTTTGTTCAAGCGATTCAGCTTCAATAATTTCTGCATCGAGTGTTTTAATGAAAGCGACCTGCGCGATGCGTTCACCTTTTACGATATACTGAACTTCCTTGCTGTCGTTATGCAAGGGAACGATATATTCCCCGGTATAATCCTGATCGCACAAGCCTACACAATTGGCCGGACGCAAACCGTTTTGGGTGGCAAGGCCGCTGCGGGCAAAAATAAAGCCTGCATGATAGCGTGGCGGCTGCATTGCAATGCCGGTGCCAACCTTAACAGTTTCGCCTGGATTTATCATTGCATCCGAGACGGCATAGAGGTCGTAGGCGTTGGCATACTGGCTGCCCTTAGTAGGGAGCTTGGCGTCTGGGCGCAGCTTTTGGCATTTCACGGTATATTTCATAGCGTTTATTCTTCCCTTCTTATACTGGTATTTAAGTTTGATTTTAGATTGTATTTGCCGTATTCTGTTTTTTGGAAGCTTTATATCAGAGCCTGCCCTGCATGTAAACATGCAAACACCCGCTGATATAGGAAGCGGCGTCTTACTTGCGAAAACAGGAGTAAACTGATATAAGGGAGGAAACATGTGGAGCTGGTATCCGCAGTCTGCCGTTTTGGGGCATTGGGAGTGTTGGTGCTTGTTATTCTGCTCGTGTACAGAATAACGGTCTTCCTTCTGGTGCTTGGGCGCGATCCTGACGAAATCGAGCTTGACGATAAACTGGCTGGCCTTCGTGTCACTGCTAGTTTAAAGCCCAGACGGAAATAGTCGTCGTGGCACGGTGGGCTGTTTTCTTCCCGCCGTTTGTGTTTTTGCGCCAAATACGCACAGTTGATGAGAATACCAGCCCACATGTTTAATATAGAATCGGCTATTCTATCATTTCCTTGAAATAATAGCCGCAAGGGCAAAAGCCAGAAAAAGTATTATCTTCGAGCAATACACGGAAAGTTCTGCACATACACTTTGTATCCTGCGTAATTTCCTGCTGGCGCGGGCAATACCCGTGATTGGCCTCTAGGCGGGCCCTGAAGGCCCGTGTAAACTGCTTGTCCGAATTTGTATATACGCGGAATCCGTTCAACTAATCACCTTCCCATACTGGTTATCAGACGCGAGTGTGACACCAAGGACATCATCAAACCTTTTTGGGCGGTTTGGCAGGAAGCGGCCAAACTTCAAGATGATGTTTTTGAATTGGCTGAGTTCATGGATGACTGCCGGAATTTCGTTTTCGGTGTAACCAGTATATATTACGACATCATCGTTGCAATGTTGATTGATGCGCAGCTCGTAGAGCAGGCAATAAATTTCTTCTATTTGAAGCATTGGCTCAAGCCCACCTATGACGATTGCACTGGTTATGGGGTTGTTAAGATAACGCTTGGCAATACTTCTATTAGAAAGAGTTTTGACAGGAGATTGGGCAAGAGCCGAGTTCTGGCACATTTCTGTACCAGAACTAGCCTCCTTGCAGCATTTCCAATCACACTGGCAGGCCCCCAAAAACATGGACGGTTTTTTGTAATTGACGAAATCTTCATCCACTAGTTGTTTGAGCCTCATAAATCCTCCATGGCGTTCAGGGAGAGCCAGTCTCGCTTGGCAAATTCGGCCTTGCGTTCTTTGCTGTAGGTTTTCTCTGGTGTGAGGAAGCCCACAATGCGCTGATAGGTAGTTTCCTTTGGCAGGCCGCAGATGGGGCATGTTTCACCATAAAAGCCATGGTTGTATTTACAGGCACTGATGCGCGTGCAGAATGCAAAATAAACAACGCCCTGGTCTGCGATGTAATTCAGAAGTGACCACGCTTGGTCGAAATTCGAGAACGGCGCCTCGATATTGATATGAGCGATGCTTCCGCCAGAACAGGCTTTATCGAGAATAGCACTGAGACGTATTTTCTCATGTAGTGTTGTTTTGATGCCGAGAGGGATCCACTGGTTGCCATACAGCGGCAGTTCGTAAGCCTGATTGGGATAAAAGAGCATATCTTTTTGCATGAGCACTGCGGCTGCACGTTCAGCCGGGATTTCTTCAATGTTGATATTGTAAGATTTGTCTTGCCCAAATTCGTTTTTGACGCGAGTAATTTCGGCTAGAATATCTTTGGCAAACTGTACGCCCTCGTCAGAATAGAAGGTATTGCCCATTTCATCCTGATAAATGAGGTTGAATTTTTGGAGCGTTTCATAAATGCCGATGATGCCGATGGTATTATACTGAGAATCCATATTCATGATTTTCTTTGTATAATTGGGCAGCAGGCCCTTTTCGGCATTTCGGCGGATGATGCCGCGCACTACATCCAGAACCTTCAGACAGAGGGTTGTTTTTTTGGAGAGAGTGGCAAGGTACTCTTCTTTTGTGGAGGTTTCATAGGCGATGCGGGCGAGGTTGATAGTATTGACTTTGATGCTGCCGACCTCAAGCGCCGTACCGCCGATTGAATTAAAATCAAGAGCCCCTATGTTTCCATAAGGCTTGGACTATCTCTTATACAGCGATTTAGCTGCATATCCCCATTTCCGATTGCGTGTCAATAGCAACCGTACTTCTGTTAGCCAGAATAGTCTCTACAGGTTGAGAAAATTTAGAGCCGCGATTTTTTCTTATTGGGTAGTCTAAAGTCGTATCCACATGGTTTCTGCCTACATTTATATGTTTGATTGAAGAAGTGTTAACGTTGAAATGGTTCGCTATATCTCTCATTGGGCAACTGGTGCTTTTTAATAGAAAGATAATGTCTTTTATATTTTGAGGCGTTAAGTGATATGGGCATTGCTTTCGGATAGGATATTTTTCTTCTTCACGTTTATGTGTGTGCCCTTGGTTGATATTGTGAACTGTACATTGCCTTATAGGAGGGCAAAACAGCTCACCTATTCTTTTTTCTGACAAATCGGAGTGCTTGAGTTCGTGTATTATTCTGTCAACTTGGGATTCTGTAATAGAACTGCGGTGGTGCGCCTCACCATATTTATGCGGCGGTTCGTTTCCTCCTTTGGATATGTTATATCCGTTCGGAGAAAGAGTGTTTAACTTTCTAATCCAATACACTTCTCGTTCATTATAGTTGCGGCACCATTCTAATATTTCCATTTCAAAGTTTTCTTCGCCATACTTATTGATTGCATTGTATAGCACTTGGGACGATGTACCATTATGACTTCTCGCCCTTGACTTGTGCGCAATGAATCTATGCTGTGGATTGATACTTTGACCTACATAACACTTTCCATTGACTTTATTTCGAATAAGATAAATCGCTTTGTTTATAATTTTCTCCTTCCCACGGGATTGGCATGTCCATATAAGGATTTAGCTTTCCCCGTTAGCCATTTTCATGTGACCCCCGTGACAAGCGGGCAAAGGGATAATCGGGCATTGTTAATTTACCCCAGGTTGTTGATATCGGAGACAAGACGGCAGCAATTAGAAAGACTGGTGACATCTTCGCTGATGAAGAAGTTGCTGTCTGCCCACTTCATATTATGCCGGCAGCACCACTTGGCGAAATCTTCGTCCACAAATTTACCGTCTTTGCGCAAAAGCGCATAGGTAAGGACCGGGAATGTCATCATATTTTGCTCACGCACCTTGCTGACAACATTCATGAAAGCTTTTTGATATTCCAGAATATTATCGATATAATCGATGATAAAGGTGCCATCCGGGTATTCTTTGCCGCCGAAAAGCGATTCAAGATAGTTTCTATCGAATATAGAGAAATTTGTGAAGGCAGACTGGTTGACGCGGAGATAAGGCTGGTTCAGCTTATAGATGATGCGCTGAAATTCCTGATCTCGGTAATACTCCGGACTGTGGATGAGGTAGTTGGTTTCACAATCCTTTTTCCAAAAATAAAAGGAATAGATAAGGAAGCTGGGGAGGCCACACGCCGTGGCCGTCTTTGTGTTTCCACAAAGCCTGACTATATTTTGCTACTGCCTTTGCAGTAGTGTTCTTCTTTCCACCTGCGTGTCAATAGCAGGTGTACTCCCCTTCGCGGGGATAGTCGATACAGGGTCGTCAAGATTTTTTTCTGAGAGGATAATGTTCATTTTTCCTTCGATATTTTGGGGATGTGCCATAACAAATACAGGATATCAGGTTATTTCTGACACCATACCTTCTACCGATTTCTCGAAAAGAAAGGTTTGTTGTTTTTAAGAGGCTGATAATTTCCGTTACCTGCTCGTAAGTAAGGGAATTTGCCCCTCGGCTTTTCCACTCTCTGATAGGATACCTTTCGCCGGGCTGACGGTAGCGAAGACCCTGATTGATGTCGGAAATCAGGTGGACGCTGACGCCAAATTGTCTGGCTATTTCTCCATTGAGATTATAGGAATATTTTAGTAGTGCAATTATGGAAGCCACATCTTTCTTGACGATTCCCACGGGATTAGCATGCATGAGAATGTTTAGCCTCCCCCGTTAGCATGCCCGGACGGGGCATACCCCAGTGACAACTGGAAAAAGAACAAAACGGCACGCATTTTTACCGGAACTGCGATTGCTTGTCCAACTGACAAACTCGCCGACAAAATCTGTATAAGTGGTGAGGTGCTGCGGGGGCTGTGCGTTAAAACTATCGATAAAATAAAGCCCGCGCCGGACAAGCTCTTCGATATCGTAAGCAAAGCAATAGGCCACTTGTGTTGAGCTGGCGGCATCGTGCAGATAGAGATGGCCGTCGTATTCGTTGTGAAGCCATTCGTCGGCAGTTTTATGGCCGTACTTTTTATTGAGTTCGTAATAGATTTTATTAAAGGCAAGCAGCTTGGAATGAGGCTTGTGCATTTCGGAAATGAGGCTGCAGATATCCTTTGTGCCCACGTTTGCATTGCCGTCGATGGTGGCGTCTGCCACTGTTTGCTTATCGACAAAATTGTCGATAAAATCGGTGTAACTGAGCTGCTTGGCTGAAAAGCCGTTCAGCTCTGCAAGCTTTTCGCCGCCTGCATCCATTTCGCGATTGAGGGCCGTGGTAAAATTTCGATCCAGTTTAATGTTGATATTCATATTCTTTTACTCCTGTGCATTAACCCAAGTGACTGCCTGTGTGAATTCCATTGTGACGCCGTCCACCTCCAGCATGGGCGAGGAATGGAAGCCTTTTTGGAGCATAATTTCCGTATCGTTGCACTCTGTATAAGCCAGATGCTTTTCATTCAGCTTTTTCTGAAGCACGCGGCAGCGCGGGCAATGCGTGGAATAGAAAACAATATTCATAAAACTCCCCCTTGGACAGTAGCTTTTTTCAGCCGTTCAATTTCGTAATTGAGATAAAAGCGGGCTTTTTCAAGGTCTTCAATTTCCTTTTTTGCATCTTTGCGGCCGGCGCGCGCGATATATTTAACGGCGTTGCCGCGCTGGAAATTAAGCTGCCAATCGTTGATGACATCGATGACCTCGTATTGTCCCATGTTGTAATGGGATGGATGTTCGACACTGGACACTTTAACACCGGAAGGCGCAGGTTCGCCGGCGGGCTGTGCTTCTTCAAATGGGACTTTATGGACTTTTTCGTATGTGTAACCGCCCCATTTGATGGTATTTACTTTATCTGCAATTGCAGCATCCTCTGCGATTTCATCGTGCCCGTCGATTTCCAGCAAAAGATGCATTATTTTAAACAACTTTGTCTTCCCTCCTTCTCTCGCCACTTTTGGCTATGTCTGAACGGTATACCTCGCTCAATTTTTTATGACGGCCGCAAGAACTTCGTTCTGGACAGAATGGGAATTGAGCATTCTTTTCACATTTAGGGACCAGCATGTTTTCGGCCTGCGGCATAACTGCCGACACCAGCCGGCGCATTTGTTGAGCGACGCATCTGATTTCCCATTGCGCACGGCTGCACAGCCGTTCATTCATGAAGTTGATGAGACTGCGGAGATTCATTGTGACACAGAGCACCGTGCAGCAAGCGTTAGGAAGGACATACCGGGCATCCTCTTGCGGGATTGCCTGTTTGATGCTTTGATAAAAATGCTTTGCCTGACGCATAGCGCTTTCATACTGCTGGTGTGAAAACTGAGATGTATCTGATGCCGTGGAAGGCTCAATATAATCAAAGCCGTCTTCATCTACATACCGTTGGCTTCTTTGCGAAAAGCTTGCCATTCTGTGCCGCACAAGCTGATGGCTGCACGCGCGGGATATACCGCTGACCTTGAATGTAAAACTGGCGTGCTCCAGAACGCTGGTATGGCCGCTTGAATAACACAACCATGGAAGCTTGCATTCGCGGGACGGTGTGGAGTTGTAGCATACACTGGCGGCCTGCTCGATAACCCATGCCGGCTCAGGAGTATAGGCAATCAAGTCCACATGTATCATTTTCAGACTTCAACTCCTTTCCATGATAGTAATTTTCAAGGCGCGCCGGCGGGACACGGTAGGACGTGCATGGGCCGCACTCGATGTCGTAGCGGCGGATGCAGCGTTCCGCCTCCCACGCGCCGCGCTCTTTTCTGTTTTGTTCTCTGCTTGTATGAATAGCCCGTCACCCCTGTTTCCACTGTTTATAATCAAATACGGGGATGTGGGATTTTGCTTTGAGTGTAAGGCTCATATCTTCTTCCACCTTATAGATTTGATATTTCCCTGTAACGAGATTGTGTGTGATGATATGCGAGGGTGTTTTTGCACCCTCGGCATAATCTGACTCAACAATAGTTTCATTCTTCGGGAGCTTGAACTTCTGGGCCATGTGTAGTCTCCTTTATTTGCAGGGAGGCATCTTCTGCAGCAAGCTTTTTGCGCGCCGCCTCGTTTTTGGCAAGGCTGGTTTTGCAGAAGGAATTGATTTTGCCGAGGGTGAGCGCCGGGTTTTCACGCTTGGACTTCCCTGTTGAAATCATGTTGCAAACAACACCTGCAATGGCCGTGGCGCCGGTGACGATGCCGATGCTTCGGATGCGGCCAAACTGTTGTTTAAACATAACTTCCAGCTCTTGGTTTTGTTCATCTGTCATAGTGTGACACCTCTTTCTTGCGTAAATAAAAGCCTGATTTTATTCATCGTATTGGATGAGAAAAAGGGGGTCTACCGCCTTGAAACTTTGTCCGCCATCTTGTGCACGGAACACGATGCCCTCGCGCAGCGTATCTCCGATGGCGCTTTGCCCGTGCGCATAACGGAGGACCTTATCCACAGTATCTGGCAGCACAAAGCTCTCATTTAAGACAGGCACAAATTGCAGGCCGTGCGCCTCACATATCTGTTTCGCCTCTATTGACCCAAGGCGTCCGTTCGGATAAATGAGATTGAACACATACAAATCCGGCTTCGAAACCTTATACTTATTGCCCTGTACGTTGGGGGCGATGCACTCGCCCTGGATACATACCCAATCATGTTTTCCTATCAGCTTTTTTAAGACATCCTCAATCCCGTATCGCTCTGAAACAGACCAGTAGGATGAATTGTCTTTTTTGAAAAGCCGCAGATTCCGAGAACAGACCATGTACTCGTATGTATCGGGAAGCAAAAATCGCTTGCGCTTTACTAAAACAAACGTGCCGGACTGGCCATCTATTTTTTCGGTTGCGACAAACGGAGTTTTGTTTTCCAACACGGACGGAATATTCTGTATTCTGATTTCATCAGTCTTTTTTATGAAGCTTGGGAACCCTTTTCCAGCGCGGCGGTCTTTTCGATATACCCACTGACGGAACCAGGAAAGCCGCATTAGGAATTTGGGGTATTGCCTGAAACTTTGGCGGGCGTTTGAAGCGGACGGCTCTTTGTCCATGGTGGGCTCGTACTGCTTGACGCCAAGGATTTGCGTAACATCATCCCCAAGCTGATAATGGCCTTGCGGCAGTATGGAAAGCGGAAAGCAAATGCCCTGAGAGACCACTCCGGCCATTTTCATGGTTTTAATGCGGAAGCCCTTACTGCGCAGAAATTCAAATTCCGGTTTCTCAGGAAGGACAGAATCTATTTCACAATAGACGCACAAATCGCCGGGTGTGTAATCTTTCTTCTGGACGATAACGCTCCAGCCATCCACAGTAGCAAGAGCAATGCGGTCTTTCCCCGCGATGGGCTGGATGCCGCTGATTTGTTTGATGCTTGCAAGTGTTCTCAAAAAAAGCCTCCTTTTGCTTTTAATTTATTCTGTGCCATATGTTAACAGCGAGAGAAGGACCGATATTGTTGTGCCCCGCCTCCGTTACCATTTTTTGACATTAGCATTTTGCATAACCTCCTATAATTTAATGCCGTAGATATACAAGGGACGCATGATAGAGTAATCTATCGTTCCAGATACGCTAGCTCCTCCATATGTTGCATACTTATAGCTTTCCTGAAATTCAACGCCGTTTGAAGATATAATAATATTTCTGTGATTCTTTTGGCTGCCAAAAAATCCATTTGCAACTTGCACGGTATCCCCGATAAAGAAAATTCCATTATTGACATAGTTTGCGCTAGTACCGTTCATGAAAGAGATTAGAACCAAGTCGTATTTTGAAAGGTCTAGGGCCACAGTCTGTTTGTCAAAATTCTCCAATGGGGCCGGGTTTGTCCATAGCAATTTTGCTTTTCCATAGGTAGGCACAGCAAAGCTATTCATTTTATTGCGCCTCCTTTGTGCAAGCTGTCACACGCTAAAGTGTACAGCCCCCCATTTACATTTTTTATCATCATCATTTTGCACAACCTCACTTTAACGTTTATAGATTGTAATAATTCCGGCAGAACTGTAACCAGAGAGTTGCCGGAACACCTGCGGTTTGTATTGACCTTCAAGGTGAATTTCTGTAAACGGTAATACTTGCGCTGAATTGACATTCAAGTTTGACTTCAGCACGATTTCATTTTGGGAGTTAAGCATCTGAGCTTTCGCCAGATAGTTTCCTTCCGTGGTTATGCCAACGAGGCTTACCAGATATTTTCCGGGCTTTATATTCAATAACATTTCCGCCCCATTACTTTTATTGATAAGTGTCACAAAGCCGCTTTCCCGCAACATGGATAACCACACTTCACTGACCCTCCCGGAATATGTACCAACATTGGTTGAGGCTGGCCCACTAAATGCCGCACAAAAGGCGAGCGCTCCTTTTTCCGGCGCTGAGAACGCATTTGCCATATGTCTCTTAACCTCCTTCGTTTATTTGCACCATTGCTTTCATACATCAGTGTATCGGTGCGATTTTTTCGTTTAATTTACGGTTCATGATGTTATTCCCTTCACTGCAGGCTGAATGCCCTTTTTCCAGACGCAGACCATGCTTGGAAAAGGAGCCGGGTCTTTACCGCCGAAGCGAAGCCGGCCGCGCACAAAACGGATTTCTGCTTTGCCTAATATGTAATTATGAAAACGGGCAGTGTCTGTGCGCGCTGGTAGAAGCGCAACGCATGTAGTGCCGGGATTTTGCGCTTCTTTGTAGCATTTTTCTACAAAGGCATCCTGCCCCCCTTGTTTGCTGTATGGCGGATTGCAAAAAACAGTTTCTCCACGCCATGGTTGCTTTAGGCCATCTTCTGCAGGTGTATAGTATTTTGCACATTTGGCATTTTGGGCCGTACTGCATGGGTCTAGCGTAAAATGGAATTCTTCGTTTAGCCTATCAAAAAAGTTCTGAGGTGTTTCCCAGTCGTCCTTTCCGGTAGAGAGCAGTGCTTTTTGAATAATGGAATTCCCCCTTTTTTCTGTAATCGACAATAAATCACACATGCCAGTTTTCATCTCTTACGGCAAAAGCATCTCCAAGCTGGATGGTGTTGGGGTAATTGTATAGTGTAGTTTTAATGGCATATGGATCGATTTCTGTTGCATAGTATGCCTGCACATTGACACCGAGTTTATCCAGCGCAATGTGGCCGCAGCTCATGCCATCATACATGGACAATACCTCGACCGGCTGTTTTTTCAGTTCGTTGAAGTGGCCCATAATATGTGCAATTACATCTACCGTCCAACCATTGCCCAGCATTTTATATGCCTGCGTATTTGAAACTGGAAATGTATATTTTTCCGGCACAGTTTGAAGGCGCTTACATTCTGTGACTGTCAGCTTGCGGATAATATAAAAGCCGTCTTGGAGCTTGATGGGATATTGAACGCCTGCAACAATGATGCATCCGTTTTGGACATGATAGACGGGATAGCCAAAGTCTGTATAGTGTTTGAGCAGTTCGGGGGGGGGGGGGCGGGGGGAAAAG